CTCTATTGAAATACTATGCGACCGCTTTGACCACAACGATGTTGAGCGCTCTGGTTGGGCTGGCGAAGGTTGGTATTTCTGGAACATAGACAGGAATGCTTGCTACGGCCCACACTCAGATGAGGCTCATGCTAAACGCGAATTTCTTAAATATTTAAAAACTCTAGACAATGAACATCCTAATAATTGAAGCGACCAGCAAACGAAAGCCTCTAGCGGAAGACTACAGCGATACGTCAATCGTTCACTGTCGCAACAGCCTTATCTTAAAGAAAGCTTTGGGCGCAGACCTTCTTGACGGCGAATACTTTTTGCCAGAAGTGCTGAAGAAACAGTATGATGTTATCATCTGCTGCTACGCTTCGCCTTACATGCCTCATGTTCCTTATCGCCAAGTTCTAGAAAAGAACCCGAAGGCTCGCTACATTTGGTTGGTAAACGATCACGACGTTGAGGACAATCAGCTTTTGCGTTGGGGTATTCAGAACATGGGCTTGAGCTACGACATGATTTGCAATAACCCCAGAGAAGGCTACCGCCATTGGATTTTGAACAAGAACATTGCAAATAAGAAACTTAATGATTTTATCAATAAATGGTTAACTGTTAACCTCAACTCGTTAATTATGGACGAGAACAGAACTCCAGTTGACCACTCTCAAAAGAATAACGTAATTTATTATGGCACTTATCGCAAGTGGCGCGCCGAGTCGTTCAAGAAGTTTTTGACCGAAGGCGTGCATCTTTCCGCCTCCAATAAAAATTGGAAAAAATTCGAAGCTCTTGGCTGCAAATGCGATTTTATCCCTAAACTTGAATGGCAAAAGAACAATGAGGATTTGCGCAAATTCAAATATTCCATTTACATGGAAGACCAGCATACTCACGACCATTACGCTTTTCTTGCTAATCGTTTCTACGAATCTCTAATGTCTGACGTTGTAATGCTTTTTGACGCTGACTGCTCTAATACAATCAAGCAATGCGGCTACGTTATTCCAGATCGTCTTGTTATGAGCAACGAAACGATAAAAAATGGGGTAGCTAATTACGCAAACTCTCTTGACTTCCAAACTAATCTCGCGTATCAACAAACTTTCTTTACGAGAGCTGTTGCTGAAAAAGCAAACGCTATCAACCAAATAAAAGAATTTATCAAATGAAATTTTCAACTCGCTTCGTTGTTCCCAACGTTTCTGCCGAAAAAATTGGCGTTAACCTCACAAAAACTTACATATCTAATGTCGTTAGCCAAAAGCCTCCCTATAATTTTGTGGTTATTGATTGCGCCGATTTAGGGAAGCCGATTCTTATGGAGGTTTCGGAGTTCGATTTCCTCGAAGATAAGATTGTATTTCGTGGATGGTTGAATTACAATTACAGTGGCGACCCTTATTTGTTCAGAGGATCAATTGAGTTAAAACCAATTTCTTAAAAATTAAAAATACAAATGCAACCACATCAATACCTACCCCTTTGCACGTTTGAAGTTATCGGGGATAATTCGCGTTACGGAGTAACATCTCAATCCTTCTTTCTTTATAAAGATCAAGCGTTTAACGTCTGGAGCAAACAAAAAGACTTGATCGACCCAGATTGCGAGTATTGGGGAACAGATAACGGTTGGCTATTAAAAATAGAAAAAAAAGACTTGGCGAATCTTGTGGGGGCAAACACATTATGATGACAACAAAAGAACAGGAAGATAAAGTTTTTGAAGAAATTACTAAAGTTAAATGCGAAATGGAAGCTATTGTTGGATTCAAGTTGACGAAAACTAATTACAAAAAAGCTATCGTAGACATAACCAGGAGAGCGGCAAATAAAGGAGATGTGTTTTCGCAAGTACCCCCCGACTCTCGGGAAAAAATAGAAAACTTTTTTTCTGTTTGTGGGCCGCTACTTGGCGAAGTGGTTTGGCAAAACTTTGTTGATAAAAATATTAAAATACAAATTTCTTACAAAGATGAGCTTTTGACTTGTTGGAACGTTCCCATAGAAATCCTCTGCTCCAAGGAGGAATCTTATCAACTCTCATCAATGATGATCGCTAAAAGCTTGACAGAATGTTTGGCGGGCTATTTCATCTCTCCAGCTTTAAGAGAATCGGTGATGGAAGGGGACGAAGCTTCTATAAAAATGCTTTACCAATCATTTAATCGGCCATCAATGTTTTCAGCTTTAAATAATCTATCAATGTTGAAGGAAAATTTTCCTGAATTTTACACGTACATCACCACAAAGCTCGACATGATGACTGTTGAGAGTATGCAAGAATTTATTAATAATAAAAATGTCACTAGACAAAGCAATCAAACACGGCAAGGAAAAAAGAAAAGAGTATCAAGGGTCAAAAAGGTTTGATCGCACTTGCAGGAATCATGGTTCCTGTAGTTATTGCGAAAATAATAGACGGCACTCTGATATCAAAAACGCTCGCTCAATTGACGAGCAGTTCGATGAATTTTTCTACGAGACTAACGACGAACAAGACTATTTAATAGAATAGTTTTTACAAAATCCAATGCCTCATCTTAACGCGAATATCCCAGTTTTCGCAGCTTACTTGAAAAGTGATTTTCTTTACAATAACAAAAACGACAAAACCGAATATGTTTTATGCGAAGTGTTTGGGGTTACTAGTTTAACGAGAAGGTGTTTGACCTTTCAAGTGATGACTGAGTTTGGCTCGCGACATGATCGCGTACCGATCCATTATTTAGTAAACGAACCGGAGCATTCTGATTTGCCCCTAGATTGGCTGCAATTATGGGACTGCTTCTCTTACGATATTTCAGTTACCCGATGGGAGTATCATAAGAACGCTAGGGTTGACATACAATTAAAGAATCATGAATGGGTTGAAGGCAAATATCTTTTCACCATTGATTGGCGCGATAACCCAGACGCTTCTTACGGTTATTCCGAAATGGCTGGGGGCCATAAGTGCGGTCATGTAATTTGGGGCGTAAAAGACAAAGATGGCAAACCTGTAAATCAATTATTTTTACAGCCGAATAATAGAGTTTTATGGAAAGATGGTGGAGCTTTTATTTCAAAGAAGCTTGACAAACCGGACTGGCAAGTATTCACTCAGGAATTCACTTGCGAAGGGCAGGGCAAGTGGATAGCAAATGATAACTGGGATTACTTTTACCAATTCAAAAAAGAATGATTGAAGTCGAAATAAATAAAGAAATGATCGAAGAAGCTATTCACCGAGCTTCTGAGGTTCCGCTTCTTAAAAATTCTGATACGCAAGGGCATGGCAGTAAAATAGCTGCACTTAGCGATCTTATGGTTCAAAAGACTTGGGGCGGGCGCATCGCATCTGATATTAGTTACGATTTCGATTGGATTTCGCCGAAGTTATATTTATTTGAAATTAAATCTAAAGAGCGCAATGTTGAGCCTCAACCTTGGTACAACTGCACAGTTAAAGAGTACAACGTAAATCAGAAATGCGATTACTATTTGTTTACCAGTGTTTTTGGCGACTATAGCCGTGGCTGGATTCTAGGCTACATCAGTAAACAAAATTTCTTTAATAAAGCTACATTTTTCAAGAAAGATGAAGTTGACCCTGACCCCAGAGGAGACAAATACAAATTCCCATCTAATTGTTACAACATCAAAATCGAACAACTTAACTGCAAATAAATATGAAATTTGAAATCACTCAAGGCTGCACAGCTTATAACTTTACCGTAGATGGTAAGCAATACGCGGAAATGACCACAGAAGAAAAAGAAAAAGTTATTGATCATGTTTTGGCCGCAGCTAAAAAACAAATTCTTGATAATCATCTCGGCTTTGAAGGAATCATTGAGCATTTTCAATACGATTCTTATGACGTTGGCCCAAAGTGCGGAACGTGCGGCGACTCAGTGAGCGTAACAATAATTAATATTTAAAAATGAAACCGGATAAATCACAAGTATTATTGTCGCCAGAAGATGAAGATTTGCGTCAACGTGGATTTTATGTTCTTCAAGGTTATGCTATAATTTCTTTCAGCCAACACATTAAAAAACATATGCATAGAATAATTGGAGAAAGAATCGGTTTGGCTTCAAAACAGGGCAGTGGATTCCAAATAGATCATATCAATAGGAATAAACTAGACAATCGTAGAGAAAATTTGAGATTAGTATCCTATTCGTCGAACGCTAATAATTCTGAAAAAGTAATAAATTCAAAAGGGTATTATTGGGACTCGCAGTGCAAACAATACCGATCCCAGATTCGCATAAACGGGAAACGTATTCACCTCGGTAGTTTTAATTCTCCAGAAGAAGCTCGCAAAGCATACGTCGAAGCTAAAAATAAACGTTTGATTGAGATTGGTCTTCTTGATCTCGTTCATAAAGAATAAAATTCATTTTAAATGAACGTCGATTCCTTTGAATTCTTAAATAGCTTACCTCAAGAGCAGTACACCACTCATAATGGCGAGCTGATTCAAATTTGCGAGTTGATTAGGTTAACGTACCCAGAAAAAATCAAAAAAACTGCTACAAAACGCTTGACGCGACAAAAGAAAAAGGGAAAATAAATTCTATGAACCTTGCTCTCTGTTGTATCTCTAACGTCCTTGCGGAACGCGGCCTAAAGTTCCAGACTATGACTTACACTCGTTTCGCTGCTCTGCCGCGAATCGACGCTGTTCGCATTCTTAGCGAACGCATTCTTAACAACTTTGTTGTTACTAACCGTATCATTCAGCATTGCGCTGACACTGGCATTGCTGGCTACCGTTTATCGTCAAGCCTCACTCCCGTAATTGACCATCCCGACGTTAATCTTCGCCTTGACCAGTTGCCCAACTGGACCGACATTCGCGCTGCTCTCGACACTGTGGCCGCTACTATTAAGCGCACTGGCGTGCGTGTTTCCGCGCACCCTTCAGAATTCATTACTCTCACCAGCACTAACGAAACCGCAGTTGCCAACAGCATTCGTGACCTTACCTCTCATGCCGAGCTTTTCGACTTGCTTGGTTTGCCGCTCGACTACCGCTCTCCGCTCAACATTCACTGCCGCCAAGACGGTGATCCTGCCGAAATCTCTGCTCGTTTCCTTTCTAACTTTAATCGTTTGCCAAAGAATGTCCAGTCTCGTCTTGTGCTAGAGGTTAACGACAACGTTAACGGCACTTGGTCCGTATCTAATTTGCACAAATATTTCTTTGTTCCCGCAGGCATTCCCGTTACCTACGATTCTCTTCACTGCAAATTCTGCAATCACGGCAACAGCGACTCAGCAGATTTTCACCTAGCTTACTCTACTTGGCCCACAATTCCTTTGTTTCATTACTCAGAAGGCATTGACAACACGCGCAAACACGCTATGATGCCTCTTAATTCGCCAAACAGTTACGGTAAGCCTGTGCTCTTCGACGTAGAACTCAAGGGTAAAGACCATGCAGTTTACCACATTCTCAATAATGCAAACAAAAATCAATAAAGTTAGAGATCAAATTATCACTGACCTTAATAAAGTCGGCATCAAGTTTTCCGTGGAAGACATGGAAATAACAAAGGATAATCTTTCCACGAAGCTAACTGGATATAAAATTCTTTCAGATAATCTGATGGGATGCATTGTTCCTAATTTCGCGAAAAACCGCCCAGAATATTTAATCTTTAACGAAAATCTCGCTTCTCACCTTGCGTCCGAGGGCTACGATGATGCGTACATTCAAGAACACGGAAAGATTTGGATTCACTTGTTTAAGAGGTTTCGTTTCGTGGAGTTGTTCAAACAGTCTCATTCAATTTAAATTAATTAAAAAATGAAAAGCACCCTTTTGTTTTCCTCAACTAACGTAAAAGAAATTTACAAGCTCTACGAGATTTTGAACGCTAATTTTTTGAAAGAGTTCAAATGCTCGGCAGAGTTCAACATCACCACTTTCTCTTCCTCCCGAGAGTTTTCTCTCTCGGCAAAGGACATTTCGCCGCAGCAGTTTAAGTGGTTGCAGGACGCTACTTTAGAAATTGTTGAAAAAAACTTTGGAAAAATAGTTGACAAGCCTTAGCCTTCGTGATCTTCTTTGCCTGTAAACCAAATTGCCCACATGATTATCAAATCCATCCAGCGAAACGTTGTTGAATCCCACGATTTCAAATCTGAAATCGCGACCATTGATGCGAATGAGATGCGCTACATCTCTTCGCTTCTGAGGAATAACTACTCTAATGTTATCTTGGCAACCGCACGCGAAACTATCGCCAATGCGGTTGACGCGAACAAGGGTTCTTCCAGTCACGTTCAAATCACCGCACCGACTCGCTTGAGTCCCACTTTCGTTGTGCGCGACTTTGGCGCGGGTCTTTCAGAGATTGATCTCTTTGGTCTTTATACCAAGTATGGTCGCTCTACCAAACGCGGCGACAACGCTTCAATCGGCGGTTTCGGTATTGGTCGCTTTGCTCCGCTATCGTACACTGATTCGTTTACGGTCACGTCCCGTCACGATGGGACTGAAATCGTTATCTCGGTTTACGTTGATGAGGGCGGCGATACTCGTTTCACCAAACTATCCGAAACTGCGGCTTCCGAGCCAAGCGGTCTTGAAGTTTGCGTTGCGGTCAAAAGCCAAGACATCGCCTCTTTCGAGAAAGAGATTAAAAATGTGCTTCGTTTTTCAAACGAAGAGTTTGTCTGCAAACATTTTTCTCGTGATGTTCCACAATGGGTTATTAAGAACGATGATTGGGGAGTTCTGAAAAGTATGTCTCACACGCCTACCATTGTTATGGGGGGCATCTCTTACCCGCTTAACCTCGACAATCTGAACAACGACGCTTTTGCGAAGTCAAAGACTTACAAGGCTTTTGAAAATTCTTCCATTTCCTCGTTCTTGGTCTTTTTCTTTCCGGTTGGGTCAGTTGCGTTGCACCACTCTCGCGAGAATCTAGAGTACAACAGCCAGACCAAGAATTTTATTGCTCGCGCTATCGCTAAACTCGCAACCGAAACCAAAGCGCAGATGCAGAAAGAAATTGATTCAATTTCCGACTCCCAAAAGTTTTTTGCTAAACTTCATTCTTTTGATTCTACAGTTGATATCGGATCGCTATGCGCTGATTTAGATTTTTCGTTCACAGACGCGAATAAAAATGTAATTAAAATCGACAATAATCCCGTTGTTCCTTTAGCCACTTACAGAAAGTCTCGCAACACTGGCAATCTTGTGCGA